GTACTTTGGATACGGTAAGACAAGAGCTTATTGATACATTTCCGTATAAGACTCTTCTTGTAGAAGGAGCAGAAGCTGATGATATTATCGGAACTCTCGTACATCATGTAACAGACGAAAAGATTCTTATCCTGTCCAGTGACAAAGACTTTATTCAACTGCATACTAATCCAAACGTAGAGCAATATAGTCCTGTACTCAAGAAGTTTGTACGGCATGAGAATCCAGAAATCTATCTTAAAGAGCATATTATCAAAGGCGACAGAGGTGACGGTATACCAAACATTAACTCGCCTGATGGTGTCTTTGTAGATGGCGGCCGCCAGAAGCCTGTGCGTAGAAATATGATACATGAGATCGCTAGAATAGATATTAACGCTATCGAACATAGCGATGTGTTTGCTAAGGAAGAACACAAACGTAACTGGATGCGCAATAGACAACTTGTAGACCTAACTATGATACCGGAAGAGATTGAAAGTAAGATTCTTGATATCTACGATAACTACAAGGTAAATGACAGAAGTGGTTTATTTAATTTCTTTGTTAGTAGAAAACTTAATAACTTAATGGACTCAATAGGTGAATTTTAATGAATCTTAGCGTATATGAAATGCTTGAGAATGTCGATAAAGAGAAGACAAAAGCAAAAAAGATATCCTTACTTCAAGATTATGGTAAACATAAAGCTTTAATGGTTGTACTTGACTTTGCTTTTGATCCTGGTTGGAAGTGGTTGCTACCAGAAGGTGCACCTCCTTATAGTCCAGCTGCTAAAGAAGCAGATGTGCAATCTGTACTAAAAGCTGATTACAGACGTCTGCAGTACTTTGTTAATACACCACAAGGTAATGCAATGAAGCCGCTTCGTCGCGAAACTATGTTTATTGAAATGTTAGAGGCAGTTGATCGTAACGATGCTAAGTTACTAGTTGCTGCTAAAGATAAAAAAATACCATTCAAGTCAATCACTAAGAAACTGGTTATGGAGGCATTTCCAGACGAAACGAAAGGTTGGTCATGAGTATAGCTTTTATTATTGGAAACGGAAAATCGCGTGATGGATTTGATCTGGAACAACTTCGTAAACATGGTAAGATATACGGCTGCAATGCCTTATATAGAGACTTTGAGCCAGATTATCTTGTTGCTATTGATGACAAGATAACAGAAGAAATTCAAGCTAGCGACTTTCCAAAAGAAAAGTTCATTCATCCTGTGATGGAAGAGCAGTTTGAGCATCCAGAGTTTAATCCATTTACCAGATTAAGATCTAATGCAGGTATGAATGCTATGATTGAGGCTTTGAAGCACGGTCATAGAGAGCTTATCTGCATTGGTTTTGACTTCATTATACAGAACGATCTTGCAACAGATAACATGTATGACGGTACAAACGCTTATGGTCCAGAGACTAGAACGAGCTTGGTAGATGGTGTAAGAAGAGCCAAGTATCTTGATTGGTTTGCTAAAAAGAATAATGTTGCTATGTTTAGATTAGCTCTTCCAAGAATAGATGAGCTTAAAACTCACAAATTTTATTCTCCTAACATACGCGGAATGTTCCTGGACGAACTAGTGGCATACCTAAATAAAAGTGTATAAGGAGACTTATGCCAACATATACATTTAAAGACAATAACACCGGTGAGATCTGGGATGAGATTTGTTCTTATTCCGATCGCGAAGCCTTCCTCGCTGAAAACCCTCATATCGTAACTATCATCGATAAAGCCCCGAGTATCGTAAGTACTCAGTATACTAGTGGGCCAAAGAATGATCAGGGTTGGAATGAAAATCTTGCTAGAATAGCTGAAGCGCATCCAACAAGTGATTTGGCGGATCGTTATGGCTCAAAATCTATAAAAGCGGCAGGAACTAGGAATGCTGTTAAAAAATGGAGGGAGACCGCCGGTTTAAAATCCACATAGGAGCTGTTTAATGGGAAATCTTGCTGTCGAGTACCTAGAAGATTTTTATGATGTACAGAATGAGAAAGACATTTTAAAATTCAACAAGAGAAGAAAAAGAAAAGCTCAAACTAAGCAGAAACAGCAATTGCAACTGAAACAAATCGAACCTATGACCGCAAACCAAAGTAGAGTGTTTGCACAATACGACAACGGAGATAATATATTACTTCACGGGGTAGCAGGAACAGGTAAAACATTCTTATCGCTGTATCTCGCTCTTGACGATGTAATGTATGGAGATGACAATAAAGAGAAAGTAGTTATAGTAAGGTCGGTTGTACCAACTAGAGACATTGGTTTTCTTCCAGGTAAAGAACACGAAAAGACAGCAGTATATGAGCAGCCGTACAAAGCGATATGCTCAGAAATAGCAAACAGAGGAGATGCTTACGATCTCTTCAAAGCAAAAGGAATGATAGAGTTTATCTCTACATCTTTTATTAGAGGCACAACATTAGACGATTGTATTGTTATCGTAGATGAATGTCAGAATATGACTTTTCATGAACTCGATAGCATTATAACCAGGGTTGGTGTCAACACAAGAGTCGTGTTTTGTGGTGACTTTAGACAAACAGACTTAAACAAGCCCTACGATCAATCTGGTTTAAAAGAGTTTATGCAGATACTAGATAGAATGTATTACTTTAACAGAGTAGAGTTTGATTTTGACGATATTGTTAGATCTGGCTTAGTTAAAGAATATATTATGGCAAAAGAAAAATATAATGAAGTTCGTCCACAACAATCCCTATAAAATAGATAAACTCAAAAGAGTTACAGTAGACGGAAAGCGATACTATCTTACTCCAGAAGGTAAGAAGTATCCTTCCGTTACTACTGTGTCTAGTATTTACGCTAAAGAAGGTATCAAGAAGTGGCGTAAGAGAGTAGGTGAAGAAGAAGCAACAAAAATAACTACACAAGCAGCTGTTAGAGGTACAGCTGTACATAAGATATGTGAAGACTATATCAACAACGACGAAAATTATCTTGCAAAACAGATGCCAGCTAATATACAATCATTTAATAGTATTAAGCCTGTCATTGATGAGTCTATTAACAATGTAGTAATGCAAGAGTGTCCGTTATATTCTGACTATCTTGCTGTTGCAGGCACTGTGGACTGTATTGCTGAATGGAATGGTACGCTTTCTATTATAGATTTTAAGACTGCCCGTAAACCTAAAAAGAAAGAATGGATTGAGAATTATTTTATGCAGACAGCTGCTTATGCTGTTATGTTTGAAGAGAGAACTAATGTACCTGTTAATCAGCTAGTAATATTAGTTTCAGTAGATGATGAAGATCCTCAAGTCTTTATCGAGAGAAGAGACGATTGGATCTGGAAGTTTATATATGCAAGAGAAGAATACAGAAAAAAATACAACAGATAGTATTAATATAACGTATGACTGTTATGGAAGCATTTCCGAAATAGAAGACTTTGGCGAAAAAATGATCGTCAAAGCAATTACCAGTCCACCTAGCTGGTGGAGAAATATCTCACCATTTGCTCATGGTATAAAGAGCGTAGAAGATATTGTAGAGAATATAGATGCAGATTTAGCTAACGCTATAGACAATGGTAGAATATTAACAACAAGTAAAAGATGTCCAGGTATAATTAATCATTTACGGCAAAGTTTAGTAATAAAAACACCACATGATATACTAATACGCACAGGAATAAATCCCGACGAAGTACAATGGACAACTCCAGTAGACTGTATACAAGTCAGTACTCACAGTTCATCACAAACTGGAGAGGCGCCCTTCCACACGATAAAATTTATAGTACCAATTGTTTTCAAAACAGATAAACCAACTAATGTGACTATGATTGACCCTGTGTTTTATAATGACCTAGGATATCGTATCTCGCCTGGTATCTCACCAGTAGACTCTACCCAGGTATTTTTTTTAAATTTAATAACTTTATTTCCTAGAATAGAAAAGTCATATCATATAAAAAAGAATAGCATATTGGCCATGTTACAGTTTGGTTCAGCTCTAAATAAAATACAGCGCGAAGATCTTTCACAAGATAGATTAAAATTGCAGTTTGAATTACAAAGTACTATAGCGACAAATAATGGCGTTAAAGAATATTCAATTTAGATAATTATATAAGCGACCTCTACGAAAGCCATTAGGTATGTCACCATAGCATCTTTTTTCTTCACCAGTTTGACGATTATGAATCCAAAACCAGCCGCCTTTATTATTATTGTTTACAGATTTTTGCTTTCTAGTTTCTTGTGAGTCTTTATAGCCTTTTTTACCATGAACATTAAACTGATAGTAGAACTTAAGCTTTTCTGATTTAGACATACGAATATGTTTAGGATCAACAACACCATAACGTCCATTCTTTTCACCAGAGACTCCAACTGCTATTTTCTGTCTTGTCTCCTCAGAATGAGGGCCGCGCTTGAAGCTCTTGTTGACAATATTGTTAAGTACTCTCTTGTTAATCTCGCTCTCACATTCATTAACAACCTCGCACTTGTAACTTTTAACATACATCGAAGAGCGAGCCACCAACGATTCAAGCATCTGATTGGTTTCCAGCAGCTCCAATCCGCGCTCATTGCGTTTTTCAGAGGTAACTATAAGATTTTTAACAAGATTATTGTAGTAGAGGTAATACATTGATTTTATTAGATATTTTTATAAAATTGTAACTCATTGATTCAAAAGAATATTTATAGTTGATTTTATGATTTAGCTTCCATATAATAATAGTTGAATCTAAGGAGATGTGGATGAATATTGTTTTTAATAATCGTGTGAATTTAGAACTACGCGATTTATTATCGCGAGCAGCTCATTTCTATGCCGATAAGCTTGGTATAGATGAAAAACTGCAAAGCAGAATTACAATCAATATGTTTGTGCGTAAGAGTGAGTCAAGAGGTTCTTGTGAAGTGCCGTTAGGTGCACTCAATCCAAGACAGTTTGATATCATACTAGCGCCCGATGAAGACGGTGAAGTTTCTATCGTACAAACTCTTGCTCATGAAATGGTTCATCTTAAGCAGTTTGCTTTGGGTGAACTTCGCATGATGTCTCGCTGCTGTAAGTGGAAAGGCAAAAAGTGGGTTGAGAAGTCTAATGAACTAGACGACTATTATGACTCACCTTGGGAGATCGAAGCATTCGGTCGTGAAGAAGGACTCTTTTTAAGGTTTGCATTAGAATATGAAGACGAAATCACCATATAGGATACTAGTAATGGGGTTGCCCGGCTCAGGTAAGACCTACCTAGCTGAAAGACTAAAGAAAAAGCTTGAATGTGCGCACTATAACGCCGATAATATACGTGAATATGCTAACGACTGGGACTTTACTAATGAGGGTAGACTCAGGCAAGCGTATAGAATGAGAGCGTTTGCTGACTTTGAGAAAAATGTAACTGGGCAAACTGTTATATGTGACTTTGTGTGTCCGTTAGAAGAAATGAGACAAATATTTGCTCCTGATATTCTTATCTTTATGGATACAATACAAGAAGGTCGGTTTGAAGATACAAATAAATTATTTGAGAGGCCTAAAAACGAAAACATGCCTTTCAGATTCGAACATAAAGCAGCGGATGTTAACGTTGATGCTGTAGTACAATATATCCAGAAGATGGAGAACGCGAATGGCTAAAGTAGTATCTACTGTATTACATGAACCTACTAATAAAAAGACCTCTATTGGTAGAAAGAATGTTAAGAGAGCTTCTATGAACAAACATAAGAAGCGTAGTTGGAAGAAGTACAGAGGTCAAGGTTAGTGAATATTATGGAGGACACTATGTCTAGTGAAGTGTATACATTTCTTAAAAGCTTGTTAGATCCTGAGCGTTTCGGTCATGCTGTAAGTGCAGAAGTTCGAGACGAGGTTCGAGTCATACTAGGTATGAATAAAGTAGAAACCGTAGTGAGTAACAGCGCTAAAGTAGGTTTTGAGCTCGAGGAAAACTAATGAACGTTGATGTTAAAAGAGCTTTAGCAGCTTCCAAGATTAAATGGAAGACTGTTAATGATTGGCGTCAACGTCTAAATTATAAATCTAACGAAGACATGCTGTTAGACTGGATTCATGATCGTGATGCCGTTCATCGTAGAGGTCTTTTTAGACGACCTAATCCGTTTCATAAGCATGTAAGAAACTATCTAGATGTAATGGAACATCTTGGTATAGCTACTCTTGATGCTGCAATAGATCAGGGTCTTAACTTAACTAAAGAAGAATTAACTCAACTAAAAGAGGCAGTAGAAGACGAGTTCGACGATGAATAAGAAATTATTTGATCAAACATTTTGGAAAGAGTATGGCGACGAAGTATATACACGTGAACCAGCACAAGATTCGCGCAAACAAGAAAAATGGGACGAACGAGCCAGTTCTAACCGTAAAGGAGGGAAGAAAGAATACATACGGTCACTTCGTAAAAATAAACGGTCCAAGCGAGGTGATATATGGCGGTAACGATAAACCAATCTTATCATGTGGTGCACGTGTAGTTATTAGAACAGAAGCGGAGGTAGAGATATCATGAATCAAGCTATGTTAGCTAGAGTAAGACGACGTCAGCATGCTGTTAATAGTAATGCTCGTTTGCGTCAGCAAAGGCAAAACTATTTGGCAATGGTCCAAAAAAATAAAGAAAAAGAAAAGACAGATAATGATAATGCAAAAAACTGAACTTGAGTATAGTTATTTAAATAGTGGCACTTTTTTGATGCAGCTTGATGTTTCGTCTCATGATATATTTAAAGAAATATGTAGTGATGTGTCTATAATTAGACAAGATGGTATAAGAGCTGACGATTCCTTGGCCGGTCGGATAGCTGAAGAATATCAGCTCAATCAAGACCTTGTAAAAAAATATGATGATCTAATGTATGATTATTTTATTTTTTATTTACAAGAATGTGTTAAATGGAAGTTAGATTCTGAAGCTTTAGATCATGACCAAGTAAACTCTATTAAAAATTACGATGTTATTGCAAAAAATTTCTGGGTTAATTTTCAAAAATCATACGAATACAATCCTTTACATAGTCATAATGATGATCTATCATTTGTATTATATGTTGACGTACCGGAGCAAATTTATCGAGAAAGAGACGACTTTAAACCCAAAAGTCCTTTTCCAGGACAGATATCGTTTCATGAAAGCATGTATACCTTAAGACGCTTGAACGGAAGCGTCAAGGAAACCATTCTTTCACCAATGTTTGATCATAATTTATCACCAAAAACCGGAACATTGCTTATTTTTCCTGCTCACTTACCCCATGAAGTATCTGCTTTTACTTCAAATGTTGAAAGAATAACAATGTCGGGTAATGCATCGGTTAAAATTGAATTAAACCAATAAGTTATAACTCCTTGATTTCTAATGAAAAGTGAAAAAAATTGTAACTCCTTAATTTCCTTGGACTTAAAAAGTTGACTTTCTGAGTTGGTGTTCCTATAATATGTGTATATTGAAAGGAGATTGTTATGGCTATTAAGAACGATAAACTAACTGAAGAAGTATTAACTGAACTGTATCGCTTGTATGAAGATAAAGACGTAAGCTTAAACTCATTCAAAGCTCATTGCGTAGGGCTGATCGAGATGTCTAAGCAGCCCGAGCATCCTGTCAAGCGTGATATTCTTCGCGCTAGTAATAAGTCAATAATTGTATTCAAAGCTAACAGCTTTATTATGGCAGGTCATGGCTTGGGAGTTATCTAATGAGATTGGAATATCAAGAATTAATTGACCTGTACGAGAAATACAAAGATATCAAGAAATTCTCTCGTCATGGAGGTGCTCTTGACAGAGGTGATGCTGATAGCTACTATCAGCGCATTGAAGATCCTCATTACTTTGTAGGTGAAACTGGCTTTTCTGAAAGAGTGGAGATAACCGACAAAGATTCAGAAGAGTACAAAGCGTATATGATTGGTTATGAATACAACGAACGTGTTATGCGAAGTTTTAAGGATTGGGGTGAGTAATGTATAAGGTATATTTGGCCAAGCTCAAACGTGAGCATGCAAAGCCCTCTTGTGTATACAAGATTGGTATAACAGCATCTGATGATGCTCTTGACCGTTTAGACTATAACGGTCCTAACGACAGCGACTCTGTTCTTCTTAACGAAGAGTTTAACGACATTAAAGTTATGAACTCTACCTATCGTAAGTATACGAGAGAAGAAGCAGAGCGTATCGAAAAAACGATTATGGATACTATCAAAGCTGTAAAGAATGAAGAGTACTTCCATAACTGGTGGGAAGATAAGAAGTTATCTGGCATCACCGAAATGAGGGTCTGGAACTATGCTGAGGTCCAGGTAGCGTATGCTTTGATTGAGTTATGTAAGAAATGATTGAGATTTTAGATTATGTATCGCAGGCTATTATTACCTGCACAGGTTTTTTGTCATTGTATTTGATGGCATCACAGGATCCTAGAACCAGATTCTATGCTGGTTGCGTAGGAATGTTTGGAGAGCCGTTCTGGTTTTTTACCGCTTGGGTAAACGGTCAGTACGGTATTATATTGTTAGTCTTTGTTTATGGAGTAAACTGGGGTAGACTAATGTATAGTAACTACAAGGTGATGGAACGTCAACCTGGTTTATTTTCTAAAGATTGGTTAAGAATATGATTGATGCTGATACATTATTTTTAATTTTTGGTTGTATTGTTGGGTTTAGTGTAATTTTTACTGGTATCCTTGTGAAAGAGATACAGTTATATCAAGAGCGTAAGCTTTATGATAAGCATAAAGTCGAATATCGTGATGGAGATAATACATGAACAACTATGATGCTTTTACTGTAATTACTGTAACTTTACTTTTTATTATGGTAGCATTTGCTACTGCTTTTTTCTTGGATAAGAGACAACCAGAGCCAGAACAGGATACTATCTTTCAAGACGAATGCGCTATGATGGACGGTGTTGCGTTTAATGGTGCAGATGGTAGCATGTACTGTATATCAACTGATGTTGTGATAGGATAATTAGATGGGTGATGTGATTCAATTCAAAAAGAAAGAAACGTTAGAGTATAGTCCTTATACCGTAGATAAATTTACTATGACGTGGGAAAATGCCGGACTCTCTTATGAAGGCACTATCCAGACTGAATATATAATAGATCAGTTAACGTTAAACAGGATATTCGATAATGTTCAAGAAACTGTGGAATAAGTTGTTTGGAAAAAAGACCTTCGAGGTCACTATCCAGCAAGCAGGTAAAGTGCCTGTCGTATTTCATATGAAATCTATCAAGGTTCTCACGCAGACCGAGCTCAAGGGCGAAGACACTGATGAGAATACTATCAACATCGCAACGACAGAACCATTTGATTATATGGTCAAAGGCGGTTATAATATAGTTACAGTGACAGAGCCTGAACCAGATGAACCAGAAGAGACTACCGATTGATTACACGCTAGGAACACTTTTTATTGTATTTGTAATGTGGTATCTGTTGGGATGAAAAGAAGAAAGACCTACCGTTCGTTACACCAATTCTATAATGATTTACTAGAAGCCGCCGAAGAGAAGGTCGTCCATAGGAATCATTATCTCATCTTCACCAAGCGTGGAAACCAGTACATTCGCTATGGCTTATACGATGGCCAGATAACGGAACAACCCGTAACCAAGG